AAATATTTTGTATTTTATCCTATAGTTGCTCCACTTACAATATTTCTATCTAACTCTTGAGCAGTTGTTACATCATTACTAACTACAAATGCTTTTACTGGTTGTTGTTGTTGTGTAGCTATTGCACCTGCTAATTGATTAGAACCTGAAGTACCTACTACATTAAATGCAGGAGGAGCTGAACCTGTTGGAACTTGTGGTGTTTGTATTGAACCTCCTCCACCTCCTGCTCCAAGTGAAGATGCTACAGATTTACTTTTACCTACTGCTTGACTAATAGATTGTACTATACCTACTGCTTGTAAAGCATAAGCAATTAACATTGGTATGTTTTGTGGAAATCCAACTTTAGCAGTTTGAGCAGTACCTTCTGCAACTGCAGCACTTGATCTTGCAGCTACTAAACTAGAAAAGGTTAATGTCTTTCTTGCTTCTTGTATCATTTCTTGTGCAGCCATAACTTGTTTAGCTATAAGTGCAGCCTTACCTGCAGCAGTCTCAGCACCAAATAAAGCAATAGCAGAATCAACAGATGCTTTCTTAGCAGCAGTTCTTCTATTCTCAATATCAATATCCATTGCTAATACCCTAGCATCTCTTTCTTGTTTTAATTTAACTGCTTCTGCATCTTTTTCTGCTTTTTTCTTATTAGCTTCTTCTTCTTTCTTATCTTTTGCTATTTTCTTTTCTTCATCTATTTTATCTTGTTCTTCTTTTACTCGTCTTTGTTCATCTTCTATTGCTTTTAATGCTGCAGCTTCTTCTGCTTTTAATGCTATAGTTTGTGAAGTAACTTCTTTTTGTTTTGTAAGTTTAGCAGTTTCTAATTGTATAAGTTCTGCTTTTAATCTTGCTTCCTCATCTAAATCTTCTTTAGTAGATGCAGATAATGAGTTTTCTAATTGCTTAGCTTCTAATCTTAATCTAGATGCTGCTATTTCTTTGTTTGTTATTTCTTCTTCTATTCTACCTGCTTCTTCTAAGAAACCTATTCTTTCTTCTACAGTAAACTTCTCTTTATTTACTGCTTTCTCTAATAAGTCTGCTCTAGTTCTATCTGCTTTTGCTCTTTGTACTTGTAAATCTCTTTCTGCTTTATCAGCTTTAGCTCTCATATCTGACAACTCTCCTGCTATAGCTATTTCTTTACGAGTTTCTTCTCCAAAGTTCTTAATACCTTCAGTTACTTTAGCTATAGATTCTGCAGCTTCATCGAAATTACCTGTTACAAAAGATAATATGGCATTACCAAAGTCTCCAAGTATGTCTGTTACATTTCCAATAACTACTGAAATCTGTGTAAGCCATCTAGCAAATCTATTCTGACCTGCTTCTGAATTAGTTAAAGCTGTTGTTACTGCAACTATAGCTAATGCAAAAGCTCCTATACCTGTAGCTATTAATGCACCTCTTAAAGTTTTAAGTCCTTTAATTGCACTCTTAACAGATTTACTCATTCCTTTAAACCCAGAAATAAGTCCTCCTGTCATTTTATCACCTGCTTCCTCTATGCCACTTAAATCTTCTTCTGTTTGCTTTAAGTCTTGATTAAGATTTTCTATTTGCTTCTCAGCTTCTGCACTTTTTACATCAATGTCTATTACTACTTTTTGAGCCATCTTATTTCTGTTTTTATTTGTTTAAATGTTTCGCTAAATGTTTCAGGAAGTTTATACTTACCTTGAGCTATTCTTATATTTTCTGTATCTCCTTTTACTAATTGGAGTAATTCTAAAATGTTTTGTATCATACCTCGTTTAATAATTCAACTTCGCTTTCTCCTGTTCCAAGATTAGTTGTTATACTATTTATTTTATAGCTTCTGTTATTTACTACAAACCTATCTGCTAATGTGTAATTCCTTAATATCTTTAATGGAAGAAATGCTTTATACTTTGACAATCTTCTTTTAGTTTTAAATACATCTGTTATATATGTTGTGTAGTAGTTTTGAAATAATGTTCCTGTAAAACTCTCATCAGGAGAATACTCATTAAGCTCTTGATTAAAGTTTATGTTAGCTGTACTTGTACTTGAGTTTGTAGATACACTATTACTTGGAATCCAGTAATCATCAATATCTTCTTCTCCTGTAGTTAATCCTTCAAGAAATCTAATCTCAGTACCATTGGTTATTTGTATAGGATAAAATAAAACAGGTTCACCTAAATAAGGGTCGTCATTATCATCTACACACCATCCTACTTGAGCATCTGTTTCAGCAAAGTTTGCACCTGCATCTAATAACCTTTCATACTTCATATGTTCAAAAGGAGATTCTACTGTATATATATCTCCTGCTATTTCTCCTACTTCATCATCTCCTCCTCTAAAACTTGTTGTTCCCCATCCTTGACCTGCTAACTGTTCGTGTTGTAATGCTAATTTAGTTCCTAGTCCTTTATATTTAAACTCTATCTCTCTATATGGCAGAGCTACATTTATTTGACTAGAATCTATGTCTACAAATTCACTTATATCATAACTCGTACCTGCAGTATAGAAACTATCTAATGTTTGCACTTTAATAGTTCCATCATCTTCTTTAAATGCAGTTAGATTATAAGTCTTGAATAATCCTGTAAGAAAATCTATAACCTTTTGTTTTGGTATCTGTGCTGTTCCACTAAACTCTTTTGTAGCATTTATTGTAAATTCAGTTACATCAAAAGTATGTGATTCAGGAACTTGTAAATCTGCTAATTCCCAATCAACTGCATTTTCAACACCTGACTCACCAAAAGTAAATTGTTCTGTTACTGCTAATCTTACTGTATATGTACCATCAACTAAGTCTATACTTTTAGAAGCATCTCCTGGAGCTGTAGCTACTATTGTATCATATACTTGACCATCTTTTAATACCGTTACAGTATAAGATGTGTTTTCACTTGAATTAGGTCTTACTGTTAAAGTAGAAGTTATTTTATTTGCTCCTGTTTGATTTGATACTATAATTCTTTCTGCAATAGCTTCTACATTAGTCATTGTATTATCTAATCCAAATTGAACTAATTGTGTATATTGTTCAGGTGCATTAGGGTCATCTATAAATCCTTTTTTTCTATGCATCCACATATATAGATTATAGTAAGGAGCATTACTTGAATTGAAGAAATCTGTAGAAAATGTTATGCTATATTTTTCTTCTATAGCTTTTACTATTAAATGTACTCTTATAGCATATTTTAATTGTTCCCAATATACACCGTGATGATGTTGTCCTCCTGTTCCTGTATGTGCAAATAAGTTACCATCTCCTGCTACTTCATTTACACTATCATAATATAATCTTTCTGTATGTGTTATAAGAGGAACTACTAAAGCATCATTATAAGCAACACTATCTACAGTAAAGTTTAAACCTGTTTTTAAACCTGTCTTAATAGTATTCATATCATAGTTAGTAGTAAAGTTCTCTAACCAATCTAATGCATCTAACTCATCATCTCCTAAAAGGTCTTTTAAGTCTACAGTATTTCCAAAGAATGTTATTCTATAAGCATAAGGTTTATTGTTCTTCATATCTACTCCCTCTAACTTTATCTTTCCTTTTTCAAAAGGCAGATAGTTAAGTTCTATAGTAGAGTTCTTTTTTACCCTTGCATCAAATCCATTTACTATATCATAATTATAGTAGTGTTCAAACACCTTATTATTCCCTTTAGATGCAGGTAATGAGAAGGTCTTAGTGAAGTTTGTAAACACCTTAGCTATGTCTTTTACATTTTGAATAGTTTGAGTTAGAGATACTGACTCATCCTTAAACATATCCATTCTATTTCCCTCAATATATAATTGAATATTCTGCATTATCTAATGTCATTTATTTTATTAAACGCATACTCGAAATCTACTGTGTAATTTATGAGCTTGTCATTTACTGATTTCTTAAATTGTAAACTCTTAGTATTTAAAGTTATTGGGAGAACCTCTGTGCCATTATCTACCCACACCTGTTCGCTTAGCATCATTTGTTTTATAACCTCGTTAAAACTCTCTTGTATAAAACCTGTATTCATTGTTATAGATTCTTTTCCTGTAACGTGAAACTGTCTTATTTGATGTTTCTCTGTGTTATAAGTAGGGTCAGTAGCAAACTCCATTAAGTTTCTTTTATAACTATCTGAATTAGTGTTTATGCTATCTATTGACTTTTTATAAAATGGCATTATCTGTAATGCTCCAAACTTATTATAGAATATAACTTGTAGTTCCTGATACTTAGGTTCACATACTGCTTCAAGTGTAAGTGTTGTTACTTGTGAAGTACCTACTGAGCTTGTTATAGTAATTGAATCTCCTGTTATTAAAGTATCTGTAGGAGTTACTCTAATGTACACTATCTTTTGTGTTGAGTCTGTTGAATCACTAACTTGTATATCATTTAAAGTGCTTCCCCAACTAACATCATATAAATTCCAAAAGTCTTCTACTTGTTCCCAATACACATTAGCTCCTCCTCCTGTTGTAAATTCTATCAATGGTTCTGGTTCTGAAAATACAGGAAATACTATATCAGTTCCTTGTTTAAAATATATCTTAGTATTTGATTGTAGATATTGAGGAGTATAGTTTGGAGTTCCTACTATTCTGTAGTCCTCTCCTGTTGTCATTATATCATTCTTTAATGTAAGTTGAGTATCACTATCTATAGCTGATATTGTTGTTTCTGTTGTATCTGTATCATTGTATACAGTATCTCCTATTGCTACACTTGTTAAGAATGTTTGTGTACTATCTATTAGTTTATAAGCTGTAGTCGTACCTGTAGTTGTTGAATCTACTAAAGTGTTTACTGGGTCTATTAAAGTTCTTGGATTAACTCCATCCTCAAAATATCCATAACCATCAAAAGAAAGATAATCTAAGTTCTGTGTTTCACTTCCTGATGTTTTAGTTAATGTGATGTCTGCTTCTACCCATACTCCATCTGTAGCAAAACTAGCATACTCTGTATTTAGATAATCTCTAATTAATTCTGTGATCTCATATATTACATAGTTGTTACTTCCTATAATATCTTTACTTATAGTGTATTGTGGACTTCCAGGTTTGTCTGTTGTAAAAGTTCCTGAATATATAAATAGTTGCATTGATGCAGAACTAAGAGTTCCTGAAGCAGGTTCTACTTTTATATAATATGGACTTCTTGCATTTATTATTGTACTCATTCTATTGTTATTTCTATATCGTTTATAAATCCTTTAACTAAATCTTTTGGCAAATCTTTGTAAGCCTTTTCAAATGGCTTTGTAAAAAATAGACTTGGTTTAATACCTTTGTTATATATGCTTCTTGCTATTAAGAAGTTTATAGATTTTCTTGGTATGAACTTTCCACTTTTGTCTCTTGGAGCTATACCTTTTCTAACACTCCATTTATCTAAAGCTGAACTAGGAGGCATCTTATCTTTATAACTAAAGGGAGTATTGTATTTCTTTTTCTTTCCACTTACCCCTTTGTCTTGATACAATCCATATTCATCCATAAGAAACTGAATACCTATTCCTCCACTTACTGCCTTATACTTAAAGTCTAAACTATTGTAAAGAGATTTAGAACTATTCTTTTTATTCTTAGTAAGATTAGTACGAGATTGTTGTATCACATACTTAGCGAACTTGTTCAATATGTCCTTAGTTTCTTTTAGTTGCATATAGTGATATCATTTTCAATAAGTATGTCCATAGTACAAGCCCATCCTGCTAACTGATTCTCAAATCTTTCAAAGAAAGGTTCACAAGAAGGGTCACCTTCTAATTGGTATTTAGTTGTATATAAGTCACCTTTTCTAAGAACCATTACAAGTTTATTTAAAACTGCTAATTGAGTATTTAGAATATCGTGTTCATTATTATTACCTCTAAATAAATCAGTAGTAGCTTCTTTATCTACATCTACTATATCCATAGCCATAACAGTTATGTTGAATGCTAGTACCTGTTCTTGTGTACTCACACTATTAACCATTATATGACAAAGAGGAAATATAGTTTGCTTAGATAAATCTATTTCTGTTATATCTCCTGTAGTTACAGTATTTACATTCTCATCAGATAATAACTGTGTTTTAATTGTTTCAGTTAATTGATAAAAACCTCTTATTCCTTGTTGACTCATTTTATTTTACTTTTAAATTGTTTAGCTTCTGCTTCAGCTTTATCTTTCATAAATGATAGCATCATAAAACACTCGTGCATCTTTAACTTAGTGATATCTTCAAATCGTCTAATATCTCCTTGAGAGAGTCCGTAAATTGATTGATACCATCCCCATTTTGCACCGAATTGAGATATTGCACTAAATTCGTTTCCTGTTTGTCCTCCAAATAATTCATCATAGCTTTCGACAAGTCGATTCCTAAATGATAAAAAAAAAGCACAGAACTTAATACTGCATCCATTGGCATATTTTGCATCTTCTCAGGATGATCTATATTATACTCCTCTATATTGTATTTTTCTGAATACTTATGTTTGATAGGTCTATACAGAACATTCATAGCTCTATGTATATTTTCCCAATCTCCTAAGTAAGTGTCCAGGTCAATGTATTCTCCTAAACTCATTTGGTCTAAGTCAGGTATGAATCCATATTCTACTCCATTCATTTTAAACTTCTTTACTAGCTTAGGTTTCTGATTAAACATATCTCCAAGTATTCCTGTAATAGCATAGACATCTGCTACTTTCATTTTAAGTGCATCGGTGAGCTTTAAACCACAGAATACTTCTATCATCTTAGAAGCTAAGAACTTCTCATCTACACTCTTTTCTTGGAGCTTTAGGAACTTCTGGTATTGGTGCAGTTGGATTTCTTTTAAATCATTAGGCACGTTTATTTCTACTTTCATATATATATATCGAAATTTCTAAAGCATTTTTGACATATACACAAAAAAAAAGGGTAACATTTCTGCTACCCCCTTTCCAAACAAAACAAACTTTACTATATCTGTACTGTCAACAGTATTGTTATTAGTAATGCTACTGCATAAAAGCTAAGTAGCCACCATATATTATTTTTATCTTCCTTGATGAATCTTATTATTGGTTTAAACATAATTATTTTTTTAGTAATGATTTAGTTAATTCTATTATTAATTCTTTTCTTTTTTCTACAGGCATTTCTAAAGCACTTGCAGTTATTCTTTTAACATATATCTCTTTCATTGATTCTTTATTATTCTAAAGATTGTATCAGCACAAGTCTTAGCAGATATCTCCTTTTTGTTGTGGAGCTTTAGTAATGTCTTTATTAGTTTTTTGTTTTGTTTATTCATATCTAAGTAAAAGGGAGCTGTTACACTCCCTGTTGTTATTAACCAATTATTTCAAAGTTTTTTTCTATCATCTTTTTTTCTAACTGATGTTTAAACACAAAGTATGTTGCATATCCATAAGTTGTTTCTTCTCTTAACTGTAACAATGTGTTTCCTGATTTGTTTACTGTTGCTTTTGCAATTTTGTATTGTCTTTTTTTTGCCATTTTTTGTTTTGTTTAAATAACTGCTTCATTGCAATTATACAGCTAATATATAACTATTTATTTTAATTAACAAATTTTAATAACTTTTTTTTAGTTGCGAGAGGAGGATTCGAACCTCCGACCTTTAGGTTATGAGCCTAACGAGCTGACCAACTGCTCTATCTCGCATTTAATTTAATCTAAATTTTTATCTAATAACTTTTTAGCTTCAACAAATTGAAATAAAAACTTTTTAAGATTATAGAAAAGTATTTCATCTGCATTCCCATTTAAGTCATTTTCATATTCAATATAATTAGCAAACCAGTTATATCTGTATTCTAATAAATCATTGTCTGTTTCAATCAAAAGAGATTCTAAGTGAGATAATGCTTCTTTGTCTGACATAATAAAATCTATTAAATCAGCTTTTCCTTGTTCTGTGTAGTCTTGGATTAATGTTTCGAAAGTTTCTAAGTTTTAAGTTATGTGCCTTATGGCGTTTCAATTATAGCACAAACATAGAATTGTAATACGAACAATAAATTCGTTTGACTTATTGAATAGTATATCTACCTCTGTTAGGATTTTCAAGTTGCATCATAAGTGCATACCTACAAGCATCAATACAGTCAGGATGAGAGCCTGTAGGTTTCTGTATGTTATTACCTTCTTTGTCCTTTGCCCATACATATCCTTGTAGTTCTTTGATTAGATTCTTAGACCTGGAGGTTACATAGATTTCATTTTGGTTTATTAGATTGATTCCATACACTACTGAATCTCTGCCTTTAGTTACTCCTGATATTTTATGTCCATAAGCTCTGATCTCATTTATACTCTTAGGTTCTGCTGAATCTGCCCAAAGATGAGTAGTGATACTATTGTCTTTTAGGAATCTACTTATATCTCTATTGAGCATTCCTTTTTGATATAGTATCTCATCATATATGTAAGCGTTGTTCCATTTGTATAATAAGATAATCGTACTAGGGTCTATGCTATAACCAAAATCTAATCCTGCACAAAGTAACCTTGCTTCATAAGGAATATTATCAATGTACTTCCAATCAGGAATACATACTCCCTCTAAACTACCTATCTCACCAAGTCCATATACTTTCCACCAATTAGCCCAATAGGTTGATGTCTTAGCTTTATCTTTTGCTTTCTCTATTTCTTTTACTATTGAATTAGGTAAGCTGTCATTATCTTTATAGGTTAGTGTGAGGAAGTCAGTATCTTCTTGTCCTATTAGTTCTTTGTCTACCCAGAAGATGTTACTTGGATTGTAATCTAACCACACCGTTCCTGATGTTCTAACTGCAAGTTGTTGATACACTTCAAAGGAAGGAATGTTATTACACTCATTAATAAACAAGTCTGTTCTTCTTGCTCCTCTTAATTTATCAGGTTGGTCTGTGGAGAAGAACTCTATATAAGAACCTGTACTGAATTGATACTTTAGAGTTGATTTGTTAAACTTTCTCTCATCGTACCTATTGGTTGCCTTAAGTATATTAAGAAAGTCCTTTAAAGCTCCTCTACGCAAGTGTGGGACTGATTCTGCTACTACACTTATTTCTTTGTTCTTATTTTTAATAGCATAGTCTATAAGTATCATAAGAATTGCTATTGTCTTACCTGCAGAAGAACCTCCTCTTACTATTCTTATTCTACTTCCTAATTCTCTAAGTTTTATTACTGCTTCTGTTTTTGTAAACATCAATCAATGAATAAAGGTACATCTTCGTTTATAGTTATATCCTTTGTTTCTTTAGGTTTACCTGCAAAGTAATTATAGTAAAGCTGAACAAACTTAAAGTCTTTTTTCTCTAATCCATCTTTAAGAGCTTCAAATGCTAAAGGTTCTAAAGGAGTAAGTTTCTCTATTAATTGTACTTCTTCTTGTTTAGGTTTTCTACCTGCTTTACCTTTTGTTGAATGTCCACCATTGTTTTTTCTACCATCCATAGAATTAATATAAATTAATTAATTAATCTTTTGTATATCTATATATCGAAAAATAAAATTAATTTTTAAATACTTTCTTCTTTTTGTAAAACTTTGTTATACATATCTTCTGTATAGAGAGCTAATTCATCTATGTCTTTATTAGTAAGATATTTAATACGATGTCTTATAAGTGTTCTTTTGTTTTCATTTCCCACATCATCAATATCATTAACTACTATATCTAACCACTTGTCTAGGTTTTTATTGTAAAACTTGTAAGTATCAAAACTTCTAACCAAATGAAGAACTGTTGCGTGGTGCATATCCTTTCCATTCTCTTTGAAGAAGTTTGCTATTCTTGTTAATCCTATTCCAAGATATTTATTTAGTATTAAGCAGATTAAAGCTCTTGCTTCTACAAAATCTCTTTGTCTTGTATTGTTAAATGGATTTAACTCTGCAAGGTTACTAACCTGAGTTGCTACATCATAAGCTCTTTTTTTCATTGTCATCATAGTAATAATAATTTAATTTTTAATTCTCTTTGTATCTCCTGGAGCAT